TGATAAGTCTAATGAAATGATATTCTGGGCCAAAGAAAAGAGAAAACCAAATGCTAAATCAAAATCTAGAAGAAAGAATAAGAAGTCTGAAGGATAAAATAGCAGACGCTAGAGACTATATTAGTTCTGATTTTTGTGTAAAATGTGTGGAAGTTTATAAAGAAATAGCCAATTTGGAAAAACAATTATTGGATCTTCAAAATGAATGTGATAGATAGTCTGAAAGAACTAGAGATTCCAGATATTGCTAATTATTGTCATAGCACTAGTATACCAGCCAGTGTTGCTATGATTAATATAAATGGAGACTTTAATCTTAGCACAATGGTTCGTAATGCTAACTTTTTTGGATTTAGAAGTGTACACTATGTTGGCAAAAAGAAGTGGGATAAAAGAGGTAGCGTAGGAACACATAATTATACTCCTTTATATCACCATAAAGACGAAGAGTCTTTTCTTTTGCAATGTTCTGGACGAACCCTTATTGCAATAGAAAATAATATTCCAGAGTATGATGACAAAACCATTAATCTTTTCCACTACAAGTTCTATAATGCTCTTGAGCCAATATTTATTTTTGGAGAAGAAAGCAAAGGATTATCAAATCTGATTTTAAATCGTGCTAATGTGATTTTGACCATTCCTCATTATGGTAGTGTACGTTCACTAAATGTGGGAACTACTAGTGGAATAGTTATGGGAGTATATAGACATTCTGTAGAGTCTAACAAGACGGTTGACAATAAGTGTAAAAGGTGTACTATAAAATAGGGGGCGAAATAGAATCGATTGGATATAGAAGATTATGTTAGCAAGTAGTGGTTGGTGGAAAGGCCACTATAAAAATCTACCAAATGCTTTAACTGGCACAAATCAGTTAGCACTTGCTGCCTGACAAAAAAGGGCAGTAACAGACTGAGATTGCGAATGAGGGTAGCGATCAAAAGTCTGTCGTCAAATCCCTCTGCACTTACAATATCCAACGGGTTGTAGGTTAAGAGAAGTTGGTAAGATTGGATTAGTCTTGTTTATTCTGTAATCCAATTTAACTCATGAATAAAATAAACTTGTAGAAGATGTAATTAGAAATATCACAACACGCGGGGGCAGAACCCGCCGCCTCCACTTAAACTCCTACCATCTCCATAATGCCTAGAAAAATTTGTACCTACTGTGGTGAAAGAAAAAACCTTAAAAGTTTTCCTAAACACAGTATGTACAAAGATAATCTGGATAGTAGATGTAGAAAGTGTGTTAAAAAACATTCTAAGATACGAAGCGGACTACATAAAACAGCCCCACCAAAACCAGAATTTTGTGAATTATGTGGTAAAATTCCATACAAATGGTGTTTGGATCATGATCATTCTGATGATAGTTTTAGAGGCTGGATCTGCGAACCTTGCAATACTGGACTAGGAAAATTAGGAGACAATTTAGATAGTATTATAAAAGCAGTAAATTACTTGATAGCATCAAGGAATAGAAAATATGAGTAATTATCTCAATATAGATGTCCCAGTATTCTCTGCTTATGTAGATAATGCTTTTTTTTATAATGAAGAACCAAAATCTAGCAACCCTAGAACCTTGGTAGAAGTCTTTGGTTATACTAGCATACCTCAAAGATGCGGTTTATTTAGCATAATGACAGAGTATGGTAGTCAACACGCCAGGGTTCCTATACACTATTTACACTCCATACAAAATGGAGGAACTAACTATTCCTTAGATTGGATTCAACTATGGGATAGTTTAAGTTATTATGTTTCTGTTAATATTAATCAGTATACAAAAAATAGAGCAGCAAATTTGCTATTAAAAAATAAAACTATAGAAAAAGCACAGTATATGTTCACGCTAGACTGGTGTTTAGGGCCACAATATAATAATGGATATGGAGAAATGGCTGGAGGACATAAATGTGGTCATGTTTTTGTTGGAGATGGTCAGTATTTTATTCAGCCTAATAATAGAATATTTTGGTTAGACGGTGGGAGTTTTATTAGTAGAAAATTTGATACTAAACCTCATTGGAAGGTATTTAGCAAAGAATTTAGTTGTGAATATAGTGGCAATAAATGGATAAGTGAAAGTAATGAGGAGTTATGGTTTTATGAGTTTAAAGAAAAAATGGACTGAACACCTACAAGAAAACAATATGACTTATAATGAGCATATGATTTTTGCTATGTTCTATGGGGTAAACTGTTTAATAGCGGGATTTTATTTGATTGTTCACTCTATTTTTCCATGTTTTTTTCCAACAGCGGGCAGCGATTTAGTACAAAAATTAAGCGAAAGATTCAAGAAGCAGCACTAGATTGTCGATACTTGACAAAGGACTAGCGTATGGTATACTACGCTAAACAAAGGAGACTAAACGGATGACTCACGATTTTGATTATGTGCAGAATATGGTTGATGCCCTGAGAGCAACTAGTAGTACAAAAGACAAAGAAGATCTTATTAAGATTAATTGTGGGATTTTCAATAATCCATCAGCGATATTTGCTAAGAAAATTCTTCTTTATACTTATCATCCTTTGTGGCAATATAATGTAACAAGTGATAATCTAAAGAAAAAGAATCATCTTGTTGCACGAAAGAATGAATACAGTAATTTCTTTGATCTTTTGGATGATCTAAAAGACCGTAAGATCACTGGTCACGATGCTATTGCTGCTGTCAATAGTTTTATTGAACATAATGACGGATATGAGGAACTAATTCATTGTATTATTGATAAGGACTTGAAAACCAGAGCGGGTGATAAGATTATCAACAAGGCTATACCGGATCATATTCCAGAGTTTAGCGTTGCTCTGGCGGATAAGTACGAACCTAAACTCGTAGACTGGAAGGATGGTTGGTATGTTAGCAGAAAGATTGATGGTGCTAGATGTATCGGCATTGTTGATAGCAGCGGTGATACTACCTTCTATTCCCGCACGGGAAAAACCTTTGATACTCTTGATGTTGTCAGGGGCGGTATTAAGGCTCTTAACATCACTAATGTAGTATTGGATGGAGAACTTTGTCTTGTAGATGAAGATGGTAATGAGGATTTTCAGGGGGTTATGAAACAACTAAAGAAGAAGGATCATACTATCCCCAACCCATCATATAAGATTTTTGATATGATTAGTTATGATGAGTTTTATAGCCAGAAGGGTGAAAAAAATAGACCATATTCTATTAGATTTAATAATCTTCAAGAGGTTATGAAAAACAATAGTTGTATTTGTCTTAGTCTTTTAGCACAAGAAAAGATTAAGGATGATGACCACTTTATTGAATGGACAAAGCGATCTCAAGATTATGGTTGGGAGGGTTTGATGTTACGAGCAAATGAGCCATATAAAGGCAAGAGAAGTAAAGATTTGCTCAAATACAAGAGTTTCTCTGATGATGAGTATGAAGTAGTTGATGTTGAAATGGGTCCATTTAGATATGTGTTGAATGGCAAAGAGAATGAAGAAACTATGCTTTCTTGTGTAACTATTAATCATAAGGGGTATAATGTAAGGGTTGGTAGTGGTTTTAGTATTGAGCAAAGACAAGAGTTCTATAAAAACCCAGATAAAATTCTTGGAAAGATTATCACTGTTCAATACTTTGAACAAACTAAAAACCAAGACGGTGGCATTAGTTTACGTTTTCCAACATTTAAAATTCTGCATGGAGATAAGAGAATAGATTAAAAGTGTTACAACTCTATAGAAATTCTCATTATATAGATAAATTTACTATATATGGTGAAAGACATTCTGGAACTAATTTTTTAGAAAGTTGTATCAAGCAGCGATTTGGTTTAGAACTTACATATTTCTTTGGATTTAAACATTTTTTTGGTTTTACTAAACCAGAAACTATATCTTATCATCCTATAGCAAGAAGCACCTTGTTTATTGGTATAGTAAGAAATCCCTATGACTGGTTATGTGCTATGTCTTTAGCACCACACCATGCTCCAAGGGAAATTAGATGGAATTTTAATAAACTATTAACAAGTGAATGGTATTCTTTAGATAATAAACGTAGAGAAATTTTACATGATAGAAATTATAAAACCAAAGAAAGATATAAGAATCTTTTTGAACTACGTAAAGAAAAATGTTATTATCTTAACAATATAATGCCGGTAATTGCTAAAAACTATGTATTATTATCATACGATACGTTTTTAAAGAATCATCATAATTATCTTAATATTATAGGACATAGATTTAATCTTATAAATCAAGGTCAAGCACCAGAGCCTTTTCAAAAAAATCCGGCTGAATTTAACCATCAACAAAAAGAACTTATAGACTCTAATATAGACTGGTCAATAGAGGAAGCATTAGGATTTTTCAAGAGAGCGGGTTGACAAGCCGATACCATTAAGGTAGAATCGTAGCATACACGCTTTTGGAGGTTTTATGATTGTTGAGAATACAGTGATTCCGGTTCAGAATACTGACATGAACAAGACTAAGGCTGATATTTTCTTTGAGAATTTTCCTAGAGATAGGGTTGTAGCCTATAAGGAATATTGGGAAAGTGTTAGGCCGCAGAATGTTGATGATATTTTTCGTCGTTATCTTTTTGCGTATTGCTCAGTTCATACTACTTGGCAGGGAAATGTAAAAGGTTATAATGCTATCAAAGACTTTAGTGAATGGGTTGATAGTCAAGATAGTCTGAGAGAAAAACTGCATAAGAGTGGAGTTGGACTTCATAATAATCGTACAAAATATATTTGGGATTTTAGTCAGAAGTTTTGGGCCAATCCAAAAGATTTTTATTTTACAAGCAAGAAATATCATATAAAAAAGAGAGATAGTATTGTTAGCAAAATTAAGGGTATTGGTTTGGCTAAGGTTAGTTTTGCTCTTGAAATGATTCATCCTAATGAGGCACGAGCATTGTGTTTAGATGTTCATATGCTTCGCCTTTACGATATGGAGCATCTTAAATATAATAAGAGTAGGAGTGGCACAGATTCTTATAAAAGGGCTGAAAGACACTGGATGGTGAACTGTGGGAAGATGAAGGTTCCTTCTTATATCGCTCGCTCTATTTACTGGGATAACCTTCAAAAGAAAGAAGATAGTCGTTATTGGAGTTTCGTACTGGAGAATTAAATATGAGCCAAAATGGAAAAGGATCTAGACAGCGACCAAAAAACATAGACTATAAAACATGGTCAAAAAACTACGACAAGATTTTTAAACATGGCAAGCCTAACAAATCTAAAAACAAATAAGACCTTATTTATTTTATGTAGTTGTGGGACTGAAGTTTTGTATATAGACTATGACCATGAACTAAAATTAGCAGATTTTGCTATTTTTACTAGTTTTTATGGTCATAAAATATCTTTGTGGCAAAAGTTACGATACTGTTATCGTATATTGTTTTATGGTCAACCATATGGTGATCAAATAGTTCTTAATAATATTCAATTAAAAAAACTCAAGGATTTTATATCTACACGGTGTAATTAACAGTGTCTACCATCTATCTATAAAGGAGAAAAATATGGTAGTTAAAAGTATGCGATCCTATGTTGCTGATGAATTAGCCAATAAAATTAAGTTTTTAACACTTGCTTTATCTCAAGCAAAAGAAATCATATCTAAACTAGAAATAGAAAACGAATTACTAAAAATTGCATACCAAGATTTGGAAAATCGTCACAAACAAGAATCTTTAGTGGCTTTCTGATTTTTTCAAGTTTGGACTCTTGACAAGACGATACCATAGGATAGTATGAGGATACAACACAAGTGATTCGGTCGCGTGATCGAACTTGGTTGTAAATTTGGTTTCAAAGATTGAGAGGTTGATTATGGGCGATGTAATTACAAGTGAGAAGCAGAAGCGTGTTCGTTGTGATGATGAGCAGTTTCTTGAGGCTGTATTTTCTTCTAAGACTTATGCGGAAATTGCGTCCAAGACTGGGCAGAAGGTCGCTAGTACGATGGCTAGATATGCTCGTACAAAGGCCGCTCTGGCTAAGAAGGGTATGGAACTTCCATCTATGGAACGTGCCAAGCCGAATAAGACAGTCGATAATATCGAGGCTATGGCAGAGGTTGTTCGTCGTCTCAAGGCTCACGCTAACGGTTGATTTTAAAAACCTAAAGCAACAGATCATATCATTTAAACTAGTGAGGCACACAACCTAATCAACCTCATGATTTTACTTGATATGGTTTTGTTGTTTTATGGGGAATTGGCGTAATCGGCAGCCGCAACGGACTTAAAATTCGTTGGGAGAAATCCCGTGTGGGTTCAAGTCCCACATTCCCCACATAGTTATATAGAAAAAATATTATGAACCCTAACTCAAATCCCCTAGACTATCTTATTCAGTGTTGTGAGGATGCCTCTAATACTGGACACTGGAAATTAACTAAGTTTAATATTCTTAATGCTAAAGATGAATTGAAAAGATTGCGTCAAAAATTAGCAGACTCTTATCAAGAACTATTTAATTGTAATCAAGATTTAGTTGAAGAAATTACTAAAAATCTCGACTATAAAGAAGTTGCTTGGGCCAGAATTAATGAGAAGGGCGACCTTTTTGATCTGAGACTACAAAAAAATCCACATCTTGACCCTAACACGATTGTTCCTCTCTATAGGTTAGACAATGGTAGCAATTCCTAATAGGTTTTATAGAGGCATCGTTAAAAGTAAGCCAGATTTCCCACATCCTAATTTTAGATTTATTCTAGTTGATACTGTAAAAGAAATTCAGGATGAAAACGGAAATTGGTATACTGATTCTTTTGAGTTCTATGAAGATTATCTGCTTCATAATTATGAACTTAGCGATGTATTTTATGGGGTATATGCTTCGTATCATATTAATGATGTAAAGTCTGGATTAAAAATTACAGAAACAGAAAGTTTATCCCAAGCAATAAATATTGCTCAAGAAATTATGGGTAATACTATTGAAGAAGCCAAAGTAAATTTAGTATGATAAATAAATCTTATCAGATAGACTATAATAACTGGTTTGACGAGGGTGGTAGTGCGGAATTTTATCCAATAAAAAATCATACAACTCTTGGATTCAAACAATTCCGAAGCAAAAAGTATGCTATTAATGCTTATAACAAACAAAAATTACTTGCTAAATATGGTCTATCTCCTCAAGTTCACGGAAAAATTTGTAGACTTGAAATAAAAATTGAAAACTTTGCTGGTGAAAAGTATACATATACAGATCTTACTGGTTGGGGGTATATTACTGAAAAAGCAAAAATTTTTGATGAAAAAATAATGAAGAAAAGACTACCGCAAATACAAGATTTGGTAGAAAATATAGAAAAGAAAACAAAACTAAAATTTTGGGACTGTCATTATTATAATATGGGTTATGTGAATAGGTATAATAAGGCTAAATTAGTTTGTATTGATACTGGAAATGAAAGTTTTGAGAGACATTCTAATGCCTGGGGATATTCTACTCCCGGTCCTAAATGTGGCTATTGTTTACAATATCAATGTAAATGTGGTGTATTTTAAAATAAAGGAGTATTATCATGTCTAAAAATATAGAAGATATCATCAAAGATCTAAGTAAAATGATTAAGGACATGAAAAATGATGAGATAGATTTGTTTAAACAACTCTTTATAGTTAACAAAGACCTACTACTCATTAAAAAAGATACTGATAACTTAAAAAGAGAAATTAAAGCAGTATCAAATAAAATGGATTTAATGCTTGAAATACTCAATAGTTTAAGCATAATGGTACTAGAAGAAAATGATTTAGATGATGAGGATGATGAGGAGTCTCCTTATGGCGTTTATGATAGTGATGATACCTGGGTTCCTAATGAAGATGAAGATTATGAAGATGATGAATGGAGCAGTAATGAGGACGATAGTTGATGGCTAGTTTAGCATTAATTGCTTCATTAGTGGTTTTATCAACAATATTAGTTGGGCCATTAGCGTATCTTTTATCTAGATTAAATTTTTCAGCATTTATAGTATATATTTTATCTATCTTATCTATTATTAATGGCATATGGTTTATTGCTATAGGATTACCAATATGGTACGTTGGGCTGGTTCCAATATATTTTGGATATATCAGCATACAGCGAGTTAATAGACGACGCTCAGAAAAATTCAAGTAGCCGACGTTGACAACCGATAAACGTATGGTATGATGGTGTAACACAGGGAACGATTCACAGGACTTTTGGAGAACTATAATGAAGTTGGCAGATAGGACAGTTGAGGTTCATAGTGCTGGTATTAATAGCACCAATCAGTTTAGTATCGCTCAGACCAGCAAAATGTTTAAGATCCTTTCGGATTCTCTATATTCCGACAAGGTGATGGCTGTTATTAGAGAACTAGCCACAAATGCTTATGATAGTCATATTAGTGCTGGCAATAAGAATCCTTTCTTGGTAAAGTTGCCCACATCTGCTGATCCTAATTTTACCGTGCGTGATTATGGCACTGGTCTTAGTCAGGCCGACATGGAGAGTCTGTATACTACCTATGGTGCTAGTAACAAGAATAATAGTAATGACTTTGTGGGTTGTCTTGGTCTAGGCTCTAAGAGTCCTTTTGCTTATACTAAGAGTTTTACCACAACATCGTATTTTGATGGTAAGCAGTATACTTATATTGCCGCTATTGATGATAGTGGTGTTCCTACTCTAAACCTTATTCATAGTTGTGATACCAGTGAGCCTAATGGTCTAGAAATTAGTTTTGCTGTTAAGCAGCACGATTTCCATGAGTTTAGTCAAAAAGCAGTTAGAATTTTCCACTACTTTAAGATGAAGCCTATTATTAGTGGAGGCGTTAATTGGAATTTTGAGCAAGAATATAGTAGTCGAAATGTTGTTATTGATGGTGAAGGTTGGAGGGTTTGTCGTCTAAACAACCAACTATTCCCTAATCAACATCATCGTATTAATAGTGGCGTTGTTGCTATCATGGGTAATATCGCCTACCCTGTTCAAACAGAACATTTGATTGGGGAAGAAAAGACCGAAACCCCGGATCATATTGCTAAGTGGAATAGAGCCTTTAATAAGGCGGATATTGCTAGTTGGAAGAGTTTTGTTGGAGAAATTATTCATCAAAATCTTTATCTAGAACTAGATTTTGGTATTGGTGAACTTGAGATGGACGTTAGTCGTGAGGGTCTACAGTATACTAAGGGTGTAATTAAGGCTCTTAGAGACAAGACCCAGGATATTTTCCTAGAACTCAAACAGAATTTTAGCGATAAGATTGCTACTGCTAAAACTAAAGTAGAAGCAATTATGACATATTACCAGATGAACGATCTGGCTGGCGGATGGGGAGTTGGTGCTTCGTGGACTGATTCTAATAATAAGGTTCACAGTATCAATTCTGGTAATGATCTTGAATATAAACTCAAGAAGAGCAAGAATCTGTATGTGTTTAATTATCGTACAGCGGGCTATCGTTCTCGCAGGATGGTTTATCTAACAGATAAAATTCATCATGAAACTCTTACTGGTAAAGGCCAAAACTATTGGAACAATGCTAGAAAGAATGGAAATATGGCTTTTTTCTGGTGTGATATTGCAGCAACAGAAACAGCAAAGAAAATTGTAACTAAGTATTGCAACGAAAATGATTGTTTTGCATACTTGATGGTTGATACCGAGGATCATAAGGATGTTATTAATGGATTTGATAGTCTAGTCGAAGATGTTGGGGACTCTAGTATCCTTAATGTATCAGACTATCGTGATCTTATTAAGTCAAGTCCTAAACAGAGAAACTCTGTTGATAGTAAAGGTAGTGTGAGTGATCAAGATGTATTTCTTGTTGTTGGAGACAATAAGAATACAGAGCCTCTTACTATTGGGTATAACGATGCTGTTTATATGCGTAGTCTAAAAACTGATAGACTAAATGAATTTGTTGAAGAGGATGAGATTGTATATATTCCTATTCTAAGGTATAAGGCTACAGATAACTATCCAAGTATTAGTGCTTTGAATCGTTGGTCAAATAATGATACATACAAGGGTCTAATTAAGGATTTGTTTGAGGGTGTCAATATCTATGCGATCAAGCAATCCTCAATTAAGAATCTTGAGAAGGACGGTCTAAATTTGGTAGACTTTAATACTTTTATGAAGCGTAGACTCCAGCATCTTAATCAGAACAAGTTTGGCGACTTGACCAAATATAATGATATGGTGGAGAAAACCCGCAAAGAGTATCATACTGATGATGGTATGGAACACTCTTATAACGAAGGTTTTATCGACCGTCAGTTTCTATTTCATATTATGAATATGTTTGGTCTGGAATATAAAAAGTATATTAATAACCAAACTATTGTGGATATTGTAGATAGTTTGCTGGTAATGGAATTCTTTGTAGATACTATGCACAGAGATTCTTTTGATATTACCAGATTTAAGGCAACAGACTATTTTGGTCTTATGACTCAACTATTAAGCGATATGGGTATTAATGGTCTAGATAGTAAAAAGATCAAAGAGACTAATGTGATGTATAACAATGTTCTAATAATGCTCAATCAACTATATAACGGTACTGATGAGCATGGTAGGGCTGTCAATAATAGTGATGAATATTCTAAACTACTCAAGCAAGAAAATGGCAAGGGTGTAGAGTTGGTTAGTATCAAGACATTAAGAGAAAGCATTAAGACCGAACTTGACAAGAACCCCTTGTTCAAGTATATTATGGGAGTTGCTCCGGTGCAGGGTAATTTGAGACATCTTCATGCTAACACCAACCCTCTAAGGGAATTAGATTCTAACCATAGTTATAGGTATGGTAGTACTAAGAGTAAATGGTTGACTAGTCTAAATGATGTGGAGTCATTTAGGGTTCAAATGGGTAATGTAATTGGTTGATTTCACAGGTAAACAAGGAGATAGATAATGAGTGTTCCTTTTATGTGGGTTGATGGAAATCTGACACTGGTTCTTAATAATAGAACCTATCAGGTTCTTCCAGATCATATTAACTATAAGATGATTCTTGAGGCATTGCCTAGTGCGACTGCTGATGAACTTCTTGAAATTGTAGATGTCGAAAAGGCTGTTAGCACTTTTAGTGATGGTCTTGTAGAGATTAAGAATGGTAAGGTTATGTACGAGGGCGAGGAGGTTCATGGAAGTATCAGTAAGAGGATTCTTGAGTTTATGAGCAAGGGTCTACCTCTTCAACCCCTAGTTAATTTTCTCAATAATCTTATGGAAAATCCTAGTATGCAGAGTCAAAAGGAATTGTATGATTTCCTTGAACACGAACATCTGCCAATTACTGAGGATGGGTGCTTCCTTGCTTACAAGGCTGTTAGGAGTGATTTTAAAGATAAGTACCGTGGAGTATTTGATAATAGTGTTGGTCAAGTTGTTAAAATGCAACGAGCCAAAGTTGATGATGATCGTGCGAGAGGATGTTCAGATGGGCTTCATGCTGGTGCATTGAATTATGTTGCTGGTTATGGTAGTCTTGAGAATGGTGATAAGATTGTGATCGTTAAGATTAATCCTAGTGATGTTGTTAGTGTTCCAAGTGATTGTAATTGTGAGAAACTTCGCACTTGCCGATATGAAGTAGTCGGAGAGTATCAAGGCGAACTTCTCAAGCCTCTTTATTCAGCCTCTTTTACTGAGGATGAGTATAGTGAAGATGATGAAGATGATTATAATACCCTTGACGAAAGTTATTGGGATCAGTTTGACGAGGAAGATGAAGAAGAGGATTTTGAGGAGGATTATGACGATCAGTATTGATCGTTAAAGTGAAAGTCTGGTGACTCAATAGAATACTATTGTGATGGTTCGATTCCATCACCACTTTTATATTGATAATGATAGCAGAGGTTGCTGTCCCAATATTTAGGAATAATTGAAAGAAACAGGACATATTATGTTTAGCGATAATTTAGGATTCAATCCGTTTGATCATAAACTTTCCCCTCACGGCAAAATGTATGTTAGGCCAAGAGAAAAGTTTTTAGACTCTTTTGGTATCAAACACATCTTTTGCTATAATGGAGATCCTAGAAAAAAGATTAGTAGTATGAATCATACTAATCGACTAGTTGAGGCTACAGAAGCAAATGTGAAGAAAAATTCTGATGTTTATTTTTATGTTAATGGTGGGCGAAAACTATATGCCATTAACAACTTTACCTGTTGCTTCTGTGATATGGATGCTGGGCGAGACAATGAGGGCAAGTATTTTAAGCCTAGCGTTGTAATGCAAAAGAAGAAGGGTTTTCTAAAAACTATCAACGAGTTTCCAGTAGCACCTAGTTGGGTTGTAGATACTCGTAATGGTTATCAGTGCTATTGGCTTTTTGATGAACAATCAGTAAAAATGATTGGTAAAAATAAAACGTTCTGGAACGGTCTACAGAAGAAACTTGTCAACTATTTTGGTGGTGATCCAAGAGCGATTAAAGCCAATCAGATTTATCGAGTTCCTTATACTTGGTGGAGGAAAGGTTGGGAAGGTAAGCAACCTTATTTTACTAGTATTCTTAGTGGCTCAACTGGTAATCCAATTAATGTTGCTGATCTAAAGAGTGCCTTAACGGGTCAACCAGCAAACATTAGTATTGTTCCAGAGAAATGCAGCGACGAATGGTATAAGGGCTATGCGACTGCGTATAAGCAATCTGATGAAACTGGCATCCCAGTATCGACCGAGGTTGCTAAACAGATTCTAAATGATCTTCAAAACAAAAAGAGTTACGGAGTCATAGATCAAGCCAAGTATTTACTCAATAATATTATGGGTTGTGGTCAGAAGAATAGTCAACAAAATATTAAATATGATCTAGTTGATGATTCCGAAGAAGAGGATATTCTTTGTTCCGAACTTGCTCAGAATGAGGTAGACGACGAGACTGATTCAATCGACACTACCTTGCCCCACGAAGGATCGTGTCACAAGCGTCAGGAAGCGTCAGGCGATGATGTTTTAAGTCTAGACGGTGAGCAGACTAGACTTTTAAAAACCGTCGTGGAGTTCCTTAATCAAGTAAGCACCCCACTCTATTTTAGTAACAACAGATTCCTATCTTCGTCCGCTAAAGAGTTGGCGAATAAACTTAGCGATCATTTTTGTATTGGTTAAAAATGCACGAATCATACGATGATAACGAAGAGGATTATGATGACTATAACTATGATGATGTGCCAAAAGATCCATACAAATGGTATTATAAATTCGACGTTGGGCCAGACAATCCTGTTTCTAAATGGCTTGATGATCTAATCAATGATTTTATTAAGAATCCTCCTAGTGACTATAACATAGTTAGTATTCCCGGTTTTTATGCGAAGAAGTTTCCTGTGAATAGTTGGAATCCCGATACTGATAAGGGTAACTCCTTTCAGTATTTGGGGTCCAATTATCAAAACTCTCCTATCTGGAAAAAGAAATATTTTGTAGTTGACAAAATTAATAATGAGTATAAACTACACCTACAAAGCCACGCTGCTTATTTCATACAACAGCCCGCCTATTATAATGGACTGCACGATATTTTAAACTGAGGAAACTATGAATAAAGAATATGTTATCAAGGATATAGATAGTTTTGTATTATCTAGTAGATCGGTGGTTTTTAATAACTTTGGTAAAAATCAAGACAATCCATCCGATGATCTAATTCAGGATGTAAAAATAGAAGAACTAGAAGAATTTAACCAAGTTCTTTCTCAAGAAGAATCAATGATTATAGCAAAAAGCATTATTAAAAAACAAATCAATAAAAAAACTAAACAAGTTAGATATATTGTGACAGACGATTCTTTTATGGAAATGATAATGCTATTGAATGATCGTATGGTTAGTAATATGTTGAATGGTTTGGTTAATAAGGGATTATTAGAGACAGGATTTGACGAGGAATCTAATGACTTTATTTTTTGGATAAAAGATGAAAACAAAGAAAAACCAGAAACCGACTGATTACGATATTCATCTTCAATATAGATGTCCAGAATGTTGTAATATACACTGGCTTTCTCTTTTAGAAACATCAACTAAAAATTTTAAGGTTGTATGTGATTGTGGCTGTGTTTTTTCTGTTAAAAGAACTACTGGATTTAAATTGAAGTATATCACTAAACAAATCAAGCCAAAAGAAACAAAACCACCACCATCTATTCCAGAAGATTTATTAAATCGTGCTATAGAAGCACTATTACCATATGGATTTACTAAAAATGAGTCTAAAGAATTACTAAGCAAAGCATACGCCAATCAACAAACCAATGATATTGGATTACTAATAAAAAATACTTTGGAGATTTTAAGAAATGAACATTGTACGACCATCTAAGTTTGACGATATTATTGGGCAGTCTAGCGTAGTGGATAGACTACGCATTATTGTTAGTGGCTGCGTAGAGTCATCATCTACTATGCCACATATTTTAATTGACGGACCTCCTGGACTTGGTAAAACCACATTAGCGAGTGCTGTTGCTAATGAACTTGCTGTAAATTTGCATACTATCAATGCTGCTAATATTCGTAGTATCAAGAATCTACTTCCCTATCTTATGGGCATGATGCCCAGATCAGTATTATTTATTGATGAGATTCATCGTTTGCCTAAAATCGTGGAAGAATTTCTTTATCCTGTGATGGAAGATTTTGTACTAAATATCACAGTAAAGGGAGAGGATGACAAGGACAAACCAGAAACTATTAATCTGCCACTATTTACACTTATTGGTGCTACTACTAGTGGGGGAAGTTTGAGTCAACCCTTTTATGATAGGTTTACCATCAAGGAACATTTGGTGTTCTATGATGAGTATGAACTAGCCAAACTAGCAGGGTTGAACGCAAAAAAGCTCGGACTAATGATCTCTGAAAATGACTTGCTGGAGATTGCTAAAAGAAGTAAAGGAACTCCTCGTATTTTAAACTCTAGACTACAATGGTATAAGAGTTATAAATCCTTCTATAAGAATAAAACAGTGAGTATGGAAGAGGTTTTTAATAATCAGGGTATAAATAATATTGGTCTTGATAATTATGACGTTATGTATCTTAAAGAACTCATTAAGGCCAAAGGTACTCCGCTAGGATTAAAGAGTATTTCGTCTATGACAGGTATTGCTATTGAGACTATTGAAAATAGTATTGAGCCATATTTGGTCAGGGCGGGGTATGTAAAACGTACCCAAAAGGGTAGAATATTAGGAGACAAACCATTAATACTATAAATTACGAAATTATTATTCTTTCTATATTGATAGTCTTGAATCTATTATCGTTCAGTATTGGCTTTATATTAGGCAAGTTAAATAGTTCATCTGGTGTATATTACACTGATAATAATAAGCACAAGATCAATAAACAAATTCCACAATCTAATATATCCATAGACGATAAAAAAATAGTTACTAAAATAGATACAACAAATATCGAAAAAAAATACGATAATTTGGGCGATATCCAAAATTCTACAGAAAATATAGGATCGTCAATTAATAAACTGAAAAAACTAAAAGGAGACTAGTTATGAGTTGTGGCCTTGATGTGGGTACAAGTTTTATAGTATTAGCAAAAGAAAATGACGGAAATATACAATATAAAGATTTTAGAGATGCTTTTTATACTATAAAGCCATCCACCCCCGTAGCCACAAAAATGATAGAAAAAGGATTGTCGGGTAAGGTTTTTATTAAAGATAATGATGGTTCTTTTATTCTTCTGGGCAAAGATGCTATCGAGAAAGCTATAGAAAGAAATGACACAGCAAAAAGACCCATGTATAAAGGTGTAGTCTCTTCAAAAGAAAAAGATGCCAAAAGAATTTTAGCTTTTATTCTAAAAGAAGTAGTCGGAACAGCATCAGAACCCAATGAAAAACTAGTATTCTGTGTCCCTGCTCAACCAGTAGATCAAGAAGATGATGATTTTGACGTAGGATATCATGAAGATGTTGTAAAAACTGTTTTATCAGACTGTGGATACGATGCTAGAAGTATTAATGAAGCTGAAGCCTTATGTTATGCTGAATTAGGAGAAGAAGATTATACAGGCATTGGTATTAGTTGTGGTGCTGGTATGACCAATGTTTGTATTATGTTAAACGGTGAGCCTACCGTAGCCTTTAGCACTACAAAATCTGGCGACTGGGTTGATAGAATGAGTGCTGTTGCCACAGGAGAACCCGATAGTGTAGTCCAGGCTGAGAAGGAGGCTGGTGGTTTTAAAGTGGGCGAACCCAACCCCAATCCTGTTTTATCAGCCGTTGCCTCGTACTATGAGAGGCTCATAGAGTATACTGCTAAACAATTAAGTTTTGCATTAAAAAACTGCAAAGCTTTGCCTAAATTTAAAAATCCTATTACTATAGTAATAGCTGGTGGTACTTCTCAGGCAGATGGTTATGTAGAACAATTAACCAAACAATTAGAACTAAATAATTTTCCTTTAGCTATTAAAGTAGTCAAACACGCTAACGATCCACTACACGCTGTTGCAAAAGGATGTTTGATAGCCTCAAACGTATTATGAATAAAATACTATATAGCATTATATTTTTTATTATTACTTTATCTAATACTGGATTATGTAATTCTTTTTATATTAATGATTCTTTAGAAGATGCTGTTTTGATAGCCCAAGATACTCAACAGCCGATATTAGTAGTTTTTACTGCTGACTGGTGTAAATTTTGCAATATTATGAAAAAAGACATAGATCAAAATATAAAAGACTTTGACACTTATATCATCTGCTATGTTAATACTGAAAAAAGATCAGACCTAACTAAAGAATATCAGGTAAAAACTATTCCGGATTATTTTGTATTAAAAAATAATATAGAAAGTAAAAGAAAAGTAGGTTATAGTAATTATCATAATTTTACAGACTGGTTGAATCGCTAATCTTTTATTACAAGAGATGAATATGAAACACATTATATTAATAGTTTTGATGTGTTTATCTCTCACTTCTAAAGCAGGAACTATCGATCCTAATATTTCTGATAATCAATATATAGAATATTCTAAAAATTTTGTTTGTGTTGGACAACTACAAGGTAGAACACAAGACAATAAATTGTTTTATGCATCCGCCGTTGCTATAGACGATGACCACATATTAACAGCAGCTCATGTAATTAAAGAAATAAAGTCTTGTATTTTTATAATTAATAAGACAGAATATGTAATTACAGAGTTTGTTTATCCTCCACAGTTTAATGAAGATAATACATTTGGCTATCATGATATTGCTATAGGATATAGTCGAAATAAATTAAAACTTAAAGATTACCCACAACTATATACAAACAGTGACGAGATTGGAAGATTATGTTATATATCGGGTTTTGGTATGACCGGCACGTTTAATACTGGTGCAACAAAAGGAGATAATAAACAAAGAGCAGGATCAAATATGATAGATTATATAGATAAACATTTATTAATATGCTCACCAACTATAGGCAAAGGGAAAACTCCTCTAGAATTTATTATTGCTAGTGGAGATAGTGGTGGTGGATTATTTATAGACAATAAATTAGCTGGAATTAATTCGTGTGTACTAGCAGTAAAACAAGAGCCAAAATCTGATTATGCTACAGAATGTGGACATACCAGAATCAGTGTACACTTAGACTGGATAAAAAAACATTTAAGACCCAAATAGTTGACAATCTATACACTCTAACTATATTAAATAGTAACTACCAATTTTTATAATACTATGGATTCTGATAACTCAAAAGATCTTCGACGACAAAAACTTGCTGATAAAACTTATAAGAAACCAATGGTTTCAGAAGAACAAAGGTTTGTTTCTAAAAGCAAAAAACAGCACAAAAGAAAAATACAGGATATGAAAGCGGAAGAAATATGGGAAGACTGGGAAAATGAAATATCTTGAAGAATTAAAGAGTGGAGATTGTTTTGTATATAAAGAACAAAACTTTTTATTAACTAGTGACTTTAAGAGGGACGGGTCTAGATTGTGCTATTCTTTAGTAAGCGGATATCCAAAGTGGCTTAGTGGTCAGGATATAGTGGAGCCCCTTAGCATTTATTCTTTAGATAAAGACAATAATATTATACCTATAAAAACATGATACTTATTAGACTAAAAACATTTTTAAAATCATTGTTTTGGCATATTTATAGTGGATGTCCCAAAAGTAGTCAAGATCTAATAAACGATAGATTTAATATCTGTTTAAATTGTGATATGATGGATAGTGTTAATAATGAATGCATGGTTTGCGGATGTAATATTAATAAGAAAAAAATCTTTTTAAATAAATTAGCCTGGGCTGATCAAAAATGTCCATTAAATAAGTGGTAAGGTGTATTCCCGATAAAAGGGATATTCTCTTACTTATTGTTTGAAAGGCTAATTATGAGCATTGTTCAGATTAACGGTTCGTCTGTTACTGCTAATTCTACTAAAAACAGCGGTGGTGCCGGGCTTAATCTAGGATCAGCCAATAATTTGGCCAATAAATCTTCTGGTCAAAATACAGACAGAGTTGGTACTGTTGTAGTAAACTCCTATAATACCGACCCCGCTTTATCTGGGAGTATTTTTGCTTTTGATAATAATAGGCCAATTAGTCCTAAAATTACAATATCTTTAGCAGGATCGTCTCCGAATACTGCTCGTAGTATTAATTCTACAACAACTGTTAATACTAGACAATTTACTAGTTCCGTTAGAAATAAAACATATGATTTTATCAATAATGTTTTTGAAATTGGATATCCTATAATTCAAAAAGATGATTTGGGTAATGACTATTCTGGTCTTAATGGTAGTGTTGTTTTTACCAAGGGTGGAGAAAATGTTACAGCCTATCAACATAATACAAATGTTCCAACAACACCAGATGACTGGGGGGATAATAAAGGATTAACTGCTGCTTATTCTCTTAACGGCACTTTTAATGATACTTCGCCAATAGGCACATATGTTATGTGGTATGATTTAATTTTTGGGTATCTCACTGGTATAATGGCACGCGGATATGAACCAGGCTCAACACATCCAGAGCGGGGTTGGATAGCAAATGAAGTTAGTCCTTTAGCATTAACACCAGTCTATGCTAATAGTGAAGAATATTCATATTTATCAAATATTGATCCTGGTGCTAGAATACAGCCAACCATTCAAGGAACAATATCTGGTGCGAATTTAGTTTTTGATACAGTTGTAAGTATGGAAAACACCCTTGACGGTTCAAATAGATGGAAAATCGATACTGTTACTTTAGCTAGCGGAATGACCCTTACTGCTGAATCTTTAACACCCATAGAAGATTGGCCGTCAAATAATAATGATTTTGGAGAAAAGTTTCTTTTACCTATAACTTTTCAAGAAAAAAATAGTAACAAAGTACTTATTCATGACACTGATTATGGTACGTATGATTCGCAATCATATGTTTATCGTAATAAGATTGAACCTTCTTTAACTGCGACTATCAGTGAAACTAATCAGAATATTCCTATAATAATATATCGTTTTTTTAATAGTGAACATGAATGTTGTTATCAAAATAATCAAATGGCTGATTGTTATGGTCATCGTTGGGGTTGTGATTTGTGGGAAGTTGGTCTTGATATAGATGCACTTCCTTCTGGTGTTACTTATACACAAGACACACCTGTAACTATTAGTGGTTTTGATTTTGCTCAAGTAGCAGGCGATCCAGCGTTGTACAGTTCTGATACTTTAACTGCATATTTACAAGTAGATGAATCTGGAAATGCTATTGGTTTAACTACCGGTCAATATCAACCAGCTTATTTTTGGTCCTATCCAGAAATTCCACAATTTAGCACTGTACATAGTCCAGCTAGTATAGGCACGTACTTTTCTGCCGAAATAGAAGCTTTTGCTCCTGTTAATAACACTAGCAATAAGTTAGCATTAAACACATCAGTGGTACGAGCAAAATACGAAAGAGAAGTCATAGGCTATCCGGACCTACCTGTAGGTGGTGGGGATGTATTTAATCCTAGATTTAATGATAGCGGTGGCGCTATGGTATTCTTTAAGTCTACTGGAGTAAACTCAAACTCATCAGCTACCATATTAAGTACATCTCCAAAAAATGTAGGACCAGAATATGGATGGATAATAGAGTTTGTTGACGGAAGTATTAGATTTACTTTTAATGGATATTATTTTAGTAAATCAAATAGTCAACTTTTTAGTGTGGTAATAAATGCTGGTAATGGTCTTGATGATAATAATTGGCATTCTGCCGCTTGGACATTTGAAGAATATACTATTAAAGTTTTTATCGATGGTGAAGAAAAAGAAGAATATATACTAGATCCCCCAGAAAATCCAGATAGGTACGGCCAGATCGGTAAGGACGGCAACCCAAGACAGTTTATGCAAGCTGTTATTGGAGATGCTTATGGACCAGCATCCAATAATGGACAAATCCCAGACAGACCATTACATGGTGGGCCATTTACTGTTGGTTATAGACATAATGTCGATAATAATTATTTTATGGGTCATGTTAGAGATATAGAGGTGTGGTTCGTAACTCCACGATCAGAAGATATTGGCTATCTTCATAGTATATTAGTTAATCCTACTGGTATTATTATTAATAATCCTAATCCAACACCTCCAACAGCACAGGGGCCGCGTAGACCAAGACCTCCTAGATTCCCTGGTACGGGAGGTGGTTATATTCATACTGGCGGCGGTGGAGTTAGATAAAAAATAGTTGTTGCCACACTTCTACATTTTACTACTATAAGAGCAGGAGATTCATTTATGAAAACTGCTCAAAAATCAACACTACTATTCGGTAATCTTTTTGAACACATAGAGTCTTATGTGAATCAAAACCATAATGGTTGTTCAATTATAGTTCCCCATGTTTGTAATAATGTTAATTCTTTTGGTGCTGGCTTTGCTGCTGGAGTAGCCAAGCATTTCCCGATAGTTAAAGAAAATTATCATTTGCTTGGTAAACAAAATATTTTAGGATATACACAATTTGTAGAAGTTTATAAGAACAAAGATTATGGACACAAGATAATTTTTGCTAACATGATAGCTCAAAATGGAACCATACATAAAAACAATCCCAGACCACTAAACTACTATAGTCTTGCTAAGTGTATGGCTAATGTTAATTTATATATTCATCAGAATTTTGATAGTGAAAATAGAGTGCAAATTCATGCCCCAAAGTTTGGGTGTGGTTTGGCTGGTGGTAATTGGAATTTTATTCAGGATCTGATTACAGATATTTGGAAAAATATACAAGTATTTGTATATCAACTATAAAATATTATGATCGATAATATTAAAAAATGTATCTGTTTTATTTTTGATACAAACTATATTAATCAGGGTAAATTTGCTATAGAATCAGCTAAACTACATAATCCTGATCATACTACTATTCTTTTGATTAATGATAAGTTGGCTTGTTCTTTGGCGGATATACAGTTAACACCAGAAGATATTAACTTACCCATAGATAATTGGTTAATCGTAGGCAGAGTAAGCATAGTAGAATACGCTTTGGATGTTTTGAATTTTGATACTGCTATTTTTGTAGATGGTGATACATATACATATTATAATTATAATGATTTACAGCAGACTACAGAAAAACATTCTATCGTTGTTATTCCGCATATAACCAAACCATTACCTAATGATAATATGTTTCCACAAAATAGAGTTATATCATTATCTGGTAATTATAATACTGGTGTGTGGGCAGCTTCCCAAAAAGGATTAAATTTTATTCGGTGGTGGAAAGAGCAGACATCTTTATTTCCGATAACAAGACCAGACGCTGGCTTAGTCAATGAGCAGGGTTGGCTAAGATTTGCTGGAGACTTTGATGATGACACTAAGATTTTTCGTCATCCAGGGTATAATGTTGCATATTGGAATATTAAACAAAGATATCTTGTTCAACAAGAAAATATGTTGTTAATAGATAATAAACCTTTGTGCGTTATGCATTTTTCTGGATTAAAGCCAAATCTACCACCAGCACAAATGTCAGTATTTCAAAATAGATATTTTCTCAATATGCAAGATTTAGCGTATAAGCTGTATAATGATTACCATAAGATGGTGTGGGGTTCACAATGAATAAAAAGATAGTTTATGTTACGGGCTGCTTGGGATTTATAGGATCATATGTTACTAAAACATGCTTAGAAAAGGGGTGGTATGTTAAGGGCGTGGATAAAATAACATATGCAGCAAATACTGATCTACTAGATGATTTTAATAAATATGATAATTTTTCATTCGTTCATTGCGATATCAACGACCTTAAGTTTTTGTATGATTGCGACTATGTAATAAATGTTGCGGCAGAAACACATGTTGGTAATTCTATTTCAAATAGTGATGACTTTGTTAAGTCTAATATTGACGGGGTACATAATCTATTAAAGCTTATACAAAACTATCGTCAAGAAAACTCTACAGTTCCAACGTTACTACATTTTAGCACCGACGAGGTTTATGGTGATATTATATATGGCGCACATACAGAAAAAGATCTACTAAAACCCTCCAACCCCTACTCTGCAACAAAAGCAGCCGCAGATATGCTCATATTAGCATGGAATAGAACATATAATATACCATATGTGATAGTTAGACCTACTAATAATTATGGTATCGGTCAATATATAGAAAAATTAATTCCAAAAACATGCAAATATCTACTGTTAGGCAGAAAAATTCCTCTACATAACAATGGTTCACCCATAAGAAATTGGCTACATGCACAAGACACAGCAGATGCTATAATAGCTATTATAGAATCTAATAATAAAAACGAAATATATAATATATGTGGTGGGTTTGAACAATCAAATCTAAATACTATAAAACAAATACTTAAACTCTATAATATAGACGAATCTGATACATTAAAACATATTGATTTTTCTTTTAATAGAATTGGTCAGGATTTACGATATGCTTTAGATGATTCTAAGTTGAGAAATTTAGGATGGGAACCAACAAAGTTTTTCGACGAAGAACTATCCGATATTATTAACTATTATAATACTAAATTTATATGGTGAATAAATGAAAATTGCTTATATATTCTCTGGACATAGTAGAACCTGGGAACAGTGTCATACTAATTTTTTCAATAATATATATAATATATTACCAGGCGATATATTTATACATACTTGGGATAGGGTAAATGCTGGTACAACATCGTGGTGGAATGTATGGAATAGAAAAGGCGGAATGAATAGTACACTAAGACTAAAGCCCGCGTCTGAAAAAATAGCAGATATAGAAGGTATCAAAGCAAGATATAACCCAAAACATATTATAGTAGAAAAAGATCCTAGTTGGGACGAAATTCCACATCAATGGGCAAGACCAAAATATGAAAGTCATCCACAGTGGGATCATGTACAGACAACCCCAAGATTCGGCGCAAAATATATACTATATGCTTTTAAAACAATTTTCGATATTGCCAAAGAGTACGATAATTATGATAGATTTTTTTGCTCGCGCTTAGATATCAACTTCTTGTCTGCTCTAGACTTAATTGAATTAGAAAATCCTAATTTGGTTTTAAGTCAAACAAAGCTCTCATCTGAAGATTTTAGACAGGATATTTTTTTTCATGGTACTAAAAATCATATAGAACTTAGATCTGAATACTATAATCATATAGAAGAATATTGGTATGATAAAGACTATATAAACCTACAGTTTGAACATGCCTTAACTAATTATTTAAAAGATAAAAATATTCCAATATCAGACTCTAATCTAAGATTTAATATACCAAGAATAACTGGAAAAACTAGCGTGTTTCAATGATAGTTTATATAGACATCGACGATACTATTTGCCTGAGTCCCAATAAGCCAGACTATAGTATTAGCTTTCCAATAATAGAAAATATTAAAAAAGCTAATCGTTTGTATGACGATGGACACACTATAATATATTGGACAGCAAGAGGTACTCTCTCCGGAAAGAATTGGAGAGAAATTACCGAACAACAATTTCTCGAGTGGGGTGTTAAATATCATGAAATTAAGTTTGGCAAACCATATTATGATTTGTTTATAGATGATAAAAATATGAATTCAAAGGACTGGTTATGAGCATATTCACAAATCTATTCGTATTAGAATTAGCCAATAATCACTGGGGATCAGTGACTAGGGGTAAAAAAATTATTAAAGAATTTGCAAAAGTTGTTAAGGATAATAATATTAAAGCATCTATTAAACTACAATTTCGTGATGTAGATAGTTTTATACACAAAGATTTTCAGGCTAAGAAAGAAAAAAATCTGACATCTTTACCCAAAAGATTACGATACATAGAGAAAACCAGCCAAACAAAACTGTCTTCTCAAGAATTTGAAGATCTTGTACTGTATATCAAAGATAATGGCTGTATACCTATGGCTACAGCGTTTGATGAACCATCAGTAGACCTTTGCGTCAAATTCGATATGCCAATAATTAAAGTGGCTAGTTCCGACCTTAACGACTGGATACTTTTACAAAAAATAGCAGCAACAAAAAAACCCATTATACTCTCTACTGGCGGAGCTAATGAAAAACAAATTGATGACAGCGTTAAATTTTTTTTAAATAGAAAAATACCAATCGCACTCAATCATTGTGTTTCTAAATATCCTAGCGAAGATAATGAGTTGGAACTAGATCAAATAGACTATCTAAAAAATCAATATCCAGATCTAACTATAGGCTTATCTACTCACGAGTATCACGACTGGCATTCATCTATGCTAATATCTTATGCTAAAGGAGCCAGAACATGGGAAAGACATATTGATATCCCATATCCCAAAAACCACATTCAAAAGGAAGTTTCACCGTACTGTTCCTTACCACACCAAATCGATGAATGGTTTAAAGCTTTTCATACTGCTCAATCTATGTGTGGAACAGCAAACGTAGAAAGACGTACCATAGACTCAAAAGAGATAGAATATCTGGAGTCTCTATATCGTGGACTTTATCTTAAAAAGAATATCAAAAAAGGATCAAAAATCACAATTAATGATCTATACAGCGCTATACCGTATCAAAAAGAAATAGGACAATTTACATCTAGAAATTTTATAGAAAAAGATTGTATAGCAAATAAAAATTTAAAAAAAGATAATCCTCTAACTATTAACGATATAACATGAAAAAAGTTTCAGATATTGTTATAGATTTTCTTTTATCCAAAAATATAAAAGATGTTTTTACTATTTCTGGCGGTGGATGTATACACTTAATTGATAGTCTTAATAAATACCAGAACACTATAAATACATATTGTTTTCATCATGAACAAGCACTAGCGATGGCAGCAGAAGGGTATTATAGGCAATCGAATAATCTGTGCGCAAATATTGTTACAACTGGACCAGGAGGAACAAATACTATAACGGGGCTATTGGGTATGTGGCTCGACAGTATACCAGGAATATTTATTTCTGGACAAGTTTCCAGATCACAACTATCAAAAGAAACAGGGTGTCGGCAGATTGGAGATCAAGAATTCGATATAGTAAAATTAGTATCTTCTATTACAAAATATTCTGTATTGATAAATAAACCAGAAGATATATTATATGAATTAGAAAAAACATATAGCATTTGTTTGGATGGACGCCCAGGCCCAGTATGGGTAGATATTCCGTTAGATATACAGGGAGCTGTTGTCGATGAAACATTATTAAAACATTTTCATCATAAAAATGAATATAAAGATATAGAACAAGATCAAATATTGGCTTTAATGGAGTTAATCGGCTTATCAAATAAACCATTAGTCATAACAGGTAATGGCATATGTCTATCAAATACATCAGATAGACTACTTAAATTCTTAAATAAATTTAATCTTCCTATTGTTACTGGTCCACATTCTGGCGTTGACTGTATAGATAATGAATATAACCATTATATGGGCAGAATAGGTATTCTTGGTCAATTAACATCAAATACGATTGTTCAAGAATCAGATCTTTTAATATGCTTAGGATCAAGACTTCCAGTAAAAATGACAGGATATAATATTAAAACTTTTTCTCCTAATTCTAAAAAAGTTATTATTGATATTGATGAAAATGAAATAAATAAACACTCATTTAAGATAGATTTAAAAATTATTGGAGATTTAAGAAATTTTTTTGATACAATAGACTCAATAAAAATTGATGATAAATACTTAAAAGAAAAAACAGAATGGATAAATTATATTCATAAAATCAGAAATAATCAAATCTATTCATATCCTAAACATAAAAATTTACAAAATTATACTAGTTTTTATGAACTAATTAATCAAGCAACAAAAATATGGGATAAGGAATCTATAGTGACCAGCAATGGTAGTGCTCATGTAATAACACTACAAACATATCAATTACATTCTAATCAAAAACTTTTTACAAATGTTGGATGCGCAAGTATGGGATATGGTTTGCCAGCGAGCATAGGAGCTTGTATAGCAAATAAAAAAACTTCCACAATATGTATAGAAGGAGATGGAAGTATTATGATGAATTTACAAGATTTACAAACTATCAAACATTATAATTTACCAATATGTATATTATTGATTAACAATGATGGATATTTATCAATAAAACTTACACAAGAATCATTTTTTAAAGGATCGGAATTTGCTAGCGGACCAACTAATGGCGTTACGCTTCCAAACTTTAAAAACATATGTGAGGCGTTTGGCATAAAATATTTTGCTATTAGATCTAACGATGAAATAATTTCTTGCCTCAAGCAAGGCAAAATCTATAATAATCCATGTATTATTGAGGTCTTTACACATCCAAAAGAAAGACATGAGCCAAAAGTTACACATAAGGGTATAGATGACAACGGAAATATCATTCCTGGCTCTCTTACCGATATGTATATCTCAGAAGTTTTTTAAGTTATGAGAGTAGTATTAACTGGATCTACTGGCGGAATAGGATCGTCTATAGCTCATAAATGCAAAAGTACAAATATAGATACAATAGAAATATCTAGAAACGATTGCGATCTTTCAAAAAACATAAAATATACTAATGAAAATATTGATGGATTAATATATTGTGCTGGAGTAAATGATCCAAAACCATACCATGAATATACAGAAATAGATTTACAAAATATATTTAAAATTAATGCCCTATCCTTTGTAGAGCTATGTAAAAATATTAAATTTAATACAGAAGCAAATATAATTGCAATAGGCTCTATTTATGCTACAGAGTCAAGGGTTGGAAGGTTAGCATACGCTATGTCAAAACACGCCATGTATGGAGCGGTAAAAACTCTAGCCATTGAAATGTCAGTCAATAAAATTAAAGTAAATATGATTTCACCAGGATTTGTATTAACTAATTTAACTAAAAAAAATAATAGTATAGAAAGATTAGATTTTTTAAATCAATCAATACCATTAGGCATGACAGAACCATCCGACATAGCAGATATGTGCATTTTTATGCTAAGAAATAGAAATATGACTGGTCAAAACATTATCATTGATGGTGGATATAGTTTATTAGGAATATAAAATGAATAAATTTATTATAGATAGCATAGAGTTTAATTGTAGTGAAGAGTTACTAACAAATATAAATATATCTTCTAATCCATATAATTATACTGTTAAATTCATGGATTTTATTCCTAATTTTAAAGATAATGATTTTTTAATTATAGATAAAAATATACAAAAAATATACAATATATCACATCATAACATGATGCCAATAGATGCTACAGAAAATAATAAAAGTATAGAAACTGTATTAAAAATTTGTGAATGGTTATCTAATAAAAATTTTAATAAAGGTAATATTTTATATGTAATTGGAGGAGGAATAACACAAGATATTGGAGCATTTGTTGGAAGTATGTATAAAAGAGGTATTAATTGGATATATGTTCCAACTACACTTTTATCTCAATGTGATAGTTGTATAGGTGGTAAAACAGCACTAAATTTTAATCAGATGAAAAATCAACTGGCTTTGTTCTCAGCACCAAGATCTGTTATCATTGATACAAATTTTTTACAGTCATTAACACAGAAAGAAATTTTGAGCGGAATGGGAGAAGTGGTGAAATTTTTTATTATCGCTGGAGAGCCGTATATATCATTATTAGATAATATATCGTTAAAAGAGAAAATTTTCCATAGTTTAATAATCAAGAAGACTATAGTAGAATATGATGAATTTGAAAAAAATATTAGAAAGTCTTTAAATTATGGACATTCTTTCGGACATGCAATAGAGTCTGCATCAAACTATGCTATACCTCATGGAGAAGCAGTTATATTAGGCATAGAGATAATAAATCAATTGTTCGGTAAATCTGAACAAATAACATCAATAGTTAATAAATTTACTTCATTAGAAAAAATTAAAAATATAAATCCAGATTTAGTAATGAATTATCTTAAACACGATAAAAAAATGCAATTAAACACCATATCTCTGATTGTAGTTGAAAGTCCAGGAATAACAAAATTTGTTCCTACTATATTAGATGATAAATTAATGAAAAAAATTTATGAAATATTTATTAATTGATTTTGGTGCATCGTACATAAAATCAACTCTATATAAAACAGAAAATAATAATTTTTCTAAATACTTAGTTATAGAATCCCCATTAAAAACATGCAATCAAATTCAAAAACAAACTATCATAAAGCATCTTGAAAATATCATTAGTCAATATGATAATATTGATAGCATAGCAATATGTTCTATATTAGGTGGTAAATATATAGATGATGTATATTATTCTTGGAAATGCTCTAATATAGAAGGAGTTAAAAATAAAGAGTCATGTATTATCAAAGATATCTTTGTTGATCCTATAAATAATAATATTATAGGTAAAATTTTAAATATAAATGTCATTACTCCGTTTATCGATACTCAATGTGTTATAAAATCAGCTGAATTATTACCAAATAAAAATATACTTATAAATATGGGAACAGGATCCCAAGTAGTCTATAAAGATGAATACAATGAATTACATATTCATTCATATATACCAAGTGGAAGATCATTAAATGTTTTTTCTAAATTTTTTAATCAAATAAACATTGATTTTTTTTCTTATATAAATAGATTATCTTTACAAGATATAATTAGATCAGATCTGGATATAGATCTTAATTGTTTTCCTCAGTCTCATAAATATACTGATGGTGGATCCGTATCAAAAATAAATGAAACAAATTTTACTATTAAAAATTTTATAGGATCTATAATTAAAAATTATTTAATACAATATGAGTCTTTATTAATCTCTCCAAATAATAGTAATATATTATTATCAGGAGGCATTCCTAAAAAATTACCAATCATTGAAAAATATTTTTCTTACAGGTATCCCAATAGTAATGTACAGCTTATTTCAAAAAATATAGATGAAACATTGATTGGGTTATCAAAATTTATTACAGAAAAATAACATAATGAATATATTAATTACAGGATCTAATGGATATATAGCTCAGGCTATTTTTCATAAATTTAAAAATATATATAATATAACACAAATTAATAGGCAAACACTAGATTTAACAGATAGCTCATCATTAAGCTCTTGGTTTAAAGATAAATATTTTGATGTTATTATTCATACAGCAATTGTTGGAGGAAATAGACTATTACAAGAGGATATGAATATATATAATAAAAATATACTGATGTTTAAAAATTTATTAAACAATAAAAACCATTTTAATAAATTAATAACATTTGGTTCTGGAGCAGAGATATTCAGCCCCAATTCTCCTTATGGCTCTAGTAAAAGATATATTAACTCTATTATTCATACATTTGAAAATTTTTATAACTTAAGAATTTATGCTGTATTTGACCATAATGAAAATGAAAGAAGATTCATTAAGTCTAATATTTTAAGATATATAATTGGCGAGAATCTCATCATACATAAAGATAAATTCATGGATTTTATTTACATGCCAGATCTTTTATCGATCATTGAAGCATATCTAATAAATAGTGGATTGCCAAAGACTATAGACTGTGTTTATAATAATAAGTACAAACTATCAAATATTACTCAACTGATAAACGAACTCGACCACCATAAAAAAAGTAACATTAAATTTTGTTCATCAGAAATGGATAATGAATATATAGGCAATTTTATAGATATTGGTATCAATTTTATAGGTTTAACAACAGGTATAAATAACACATTTAATATAATGGTAAATAATTATGAAAAAAATATGGTACGCGCCCAACAAGTTTGAATCTTACGGACAGGAAGAAATAGATGCTGTAACACAATGCTTACAAGATGGTTGGTTGGCTGGATTTGGACCAAGAAGCGTAGAATTTGAAGAAAAGATATCAGAAACATTCGGTAAAAAATACGGAGTATTTGTTAATTCTGGATCGTCCGCGTGTTTGTTAGCATTAGCTAGTTTACAACTGCCAAAAGGTAGTCGAGTTATAACTCCTGCTTGTACTTTTTCCACTACTTTGGCACCAATAGTCCAACTTGGCCTAGAGCCTGTTTTTTGCGATGTGGAATTAACATCATATGTACCATCGTTGATACAGGTGCTAGACCTAGTAGATGATTCTATTAAGGTAATTATGTTGCCAAACTTAATTGGAAATAAGCCAGAGTGGAGACTATTAAAACAGGCACTTATTGATATGGGTAGAGACGATATTGTGCTGATAGAAGATTCTGCTGATACGATTACTCATACTCTAGAAAGTGATATTAGCACAACTAGTTTTTATGCTAGTCATGTTATTACCGCTGGTGGGTCTGGCGGAATGGTAATGTTTAATGATAGTAAATTACGAGATACCTGTTTAAATATTAGAGATTGGGGTAGATTGGGAGATAATTCTGAAATAATGAGTGATAGATTCAACCACAGTGTTGATGGTATTCCATATGATCATAAATTTTTATATGGTTTCTTAGGATACAATATGAAAAGTAGTGAAATGAATGCTGCATTCGGATTAGTTCAACTTAAAAAATTTGAAGTTTTTGCTAAAATACGTAGAGATAATATAGAAAGATATATAGCTAATTTATTGGATTGTGAACAAGTTTTATTACCAGATGACAGCATAAAACCTAATTGGTTAGCCATACCGCTACAGGCCGATAACAGACTTGATCTGCTTAACTACCTAGAATCAAATGGTGTTCAGACTCGTGTAACTTTTGCCGGTAATGTTACCAGACATCCTATATATAGACAGTATTTAAAGCCATTTATTAATGCTGATACCATAATGAAAAACGGATTTTTACTTGGCGCACATCATGGGATGTCTATAGAAGATGTAGACTATGTATGTGATACTATAAAAAATTTTTATAGAACATGAAACACATAACTATTGATCCTTCTTTTTTTGTTACTGAAGGATTTGGTACTTTAATGAGCCATTATGCTTCTATGTATTGTATATATAGAGACTGTGGTTTTATTCCAACCATATTAACACCACCAAAACAAATACAAACTACTTTGGACTATTTTAATCATAGCTTTATTAGTAGTAAAGAATTTATCTATAATCATCTAAGCGCTTTTCCAAATCTAAATAAAATATTTTGTACGATAGATAAAGACCAACTATCTCTCACCCGCTGGCAGAAAATTCAGTGCTTAACTTCTGATTATAACAAGATTATCAATAGTTTACAAAATATTAATGACAATATATGTTTAAATTGGAACTTAACTCAAGATCTATATAAAAAATACTTGAATGATATTATTAATAATTTATATGAATTTAATAAGGATTTAGTTGATCAATGTCAAAAAATTTTACCACAAACCCAAAAAACTATAGTTGGTGTTTGTTTTAGAAATGAATATAATGAAAGTTTTTGTCGTCACCCACACGCAAGCTTATCTCTAAAGTTTTATAAAGAAAGTATGAATCGTTTTGATAAAAATAATACAAAATATTTAATTTTTAGTGATAATATTGAACAAAGTAAGGTATTTTTTAAAGCATTAGAAGAAAATTTTGACATAGAATATACCTCTGCTATGCAAAGCGCTGTTGGATTATGCACTATGTCATTATGTGATCATATAATATGTGCTAATAGTAGCTTTAGTTACTGGGCGGCTATGTTAAATAAAAAAGCGAATAAACAAATAATTTGTTCAACATATTTTATTAATCCAATGAAAAATTCTTCTTTAGCTAAACTGCTAAATTTTAAGTGGTACCCTAATACTTGGTTAGCTTTAGATATATTATGAATAATTACAATTGTAGCTTCATTCATCTTATTAATAATGATTCATTAACTATGAATAGAGAACATAATTATAATGTAAGTTTTTTGAGAAATCAAAGCCATCAAACTCTTATAAATCTTTATAAACAATATCATCAGCATAACTTCAACGATAATCCTATAAAAATAGACCAAAGTTACTACAACAAAATTAAGATTGTAATTTATACTCCACCACTTAATGATCTTTGTGGAGGAGTCATGGTATTGTATGATTTAATACAAAAAATTAACAATATAAATGATAATATAATTGGATTAATATACGCTTATGATCATAAAGAGTATCCTAATAATTTTTGTAATAATTTTTTTAATCCCTTTTGGATGGACGATAACACTGTTGTTATATATCCTGAAACTATCACGGGTAACCCCTTAAATGCTAAGTACGTTATAAGATGGATTTTACTAGATCTGGGATTAGAAGTTTCTCATGATCATTATATAAACTGGAATAAAGACGATATTGTTTATCACTGGGAGCCATCTTTTCTTAAAAACACAAAACAATTAGTTAATATTTGGATCAATCCAATAATCAAAAATTATCAACAACAAGAACGAAATATTAATTGTTATGCTTTTAAAAAAATGCAATGGATTCCACAAACACTAAATCAAACAGAAATTCAATATTACCATACCACACAAGACATTAATCTTGACAAAGTATCTGTTGCAGAAGCTGTTGATGTTTTTAATAGATCTAAATTATTTTACTGCTATGATCCTAATACCTTTTTTTCTATTATGGCCCCTTTATGTGGTTGCGTCACTGTTCTTCATCCTTTGAACAATTTAACAAAAAAAGAATACTTCAGATCTCGTATATTGTGTCATCCAGACGGTTTTTGTTATGATGCTGGTATAGCATATGGTAATTCATCAGATCAAATTCGTATGGCAATAGAGTCTGTAAATGAAGCACAGGATCAGTTCGATTATCTGTGTGAGCTGTATAAAAATACAGTGAATATTCTTATAAAAGATATAACAAATATGGTTAATAATAAAATATTTCCTATAAATACTGTTAAAAATATATATTATAGCCATTGAACAAAAAATATTGTTTGAAATACCTCGTCTGGTCGCTATACTAAAGACAGTGAGTGGTATGCTGACATCGGAAAGGTATAATTAATATAATGAAATATGTTTTTATGGTATGTATTATTGTGGGAGTGATACATGGTCTTCAACAAATAAATTTTGTTAGAAGTGGTCGTGCTGTCGGAGTGAAACCTTCTAATAATTTATTTACTTTTTTATTTATGGATAAATATTGATGAATAGATTAAAAAATCAGAGAGTGTATTTAGCGGGTGCGATGGACAGGGTAATAGATAGAGGTAATGGGTGGAGAGATAATATAACACCTTTTTTAGAAAGTTTAGGTGTTGTTGTCTTTAATCCAATTAAAAAACCAACAAAACTTGGTAAAGAAGATGCTGAAACACACGAGTATAAGACTAAACTAAAATACGATCAAAATTATGATGCACTATCCTCCGTAATGAAAACTATACGAGGAGTGGACTTAAGACTAGTAGATATTAGCGATTTTTTAATAGTCAATCTAGATTTAGATGTACATCCGTGCGGCACATACGAAGAAATATTTTTAGCTAATAGATCCAAAAAGCCCGTGGTTGTACATATGGAACAGGGCAAACAAAATGCTCCAGACTGGTTGTTTGGTACAATACCACACCAGATGATTTTTTCTTCTTGGGATGAACTAAAAAACTATCTACAATATATTGATGGCTATAACAACATAGAACACCACAACCGCTGGAGATTTTTTGATATATAATGCAAATCATATCTAATGAAATTAAACTCGATTTTAACGATGTCTTAATTGAACCTCAAAGATCTACTTTAACCAGCAGATCGGAAATCGTTTTAGAAAGATCGTTCTATTTCTATCATTCTCCAAGAACATGGAGGGGCGTACCGATAATATGTGCTAATATGAGTTTTTGCAGTTTTGACATGGCAATAGAATTAGCTAAATTTAAGATGATTTCTTGCTTACATAAATATCATAAAATTGATAACTTAGTAAGATATTTTCAAGACTATCCACAAAACTTGGACTATACATTTGTGTCTATAGGATACAAAAAAAGTGATCTAAACCATCTATTAGAACTTAAAGAAAAACTAAATTTACAACCTAATATTTGTATAGATGTTCCTAATGGTCATATGGATGTTTTCGTTAAGTATTGTAAAAAGGTTAGAGAAAATTTTCCAGAGAGTATTATAATAGCTGGTAATGTAACTAATACTTCTTCTACACAAGAGCTACTAATTTATGGCGGCGTAGATATTGTTAAAGTCGGAATAGGCGGAGGCTCTGCCTGTACAACTCGTTTTCTGACAGGCTGCGGTATGCCTCAGTTATCTTGTTGTTTAGAAAATGCATACGCGGCTCATGGTCTTCAAAATGGCCCTAAGAAACTAGGACTGGTTTGTTCTGATGGAGGACACAAAACAGTTGCAGATGTTTGTAAAGCATTATGCGCCGGAAGTGATTTTGTAATGCTTGGCGGTTATTTTGCCGGAACTGAAAGTTGTGATGGAGAATGGGAATACGAATATAAGTGCGCTTATAATAGATGGCAATCTTTAGACCCTGGATATATTACAGAAAAAAGAAAAACTAAATTCACATACTACGGAATGAGCACCCACTATGCACAAGAAAAATATGAGGATCATATTAAAAATTATAGAGCTAGTGAAGGAACTAAAATAACAGTAAAATATAAAGGATCTCTTGATAACGTAGCTCAAGAGCTACTAGGGGGCATAAGATCTTGCTGCTGTTATATAGGAGCAGATTCTTTAAAACATATGTCTAGATGTGCCAAATTTTGTAGAGTAAATAGTATACATAAAAACACTAATCCAATACTAGGAGTATAGTTTAATGAAATCAATAAATATTAATTGTCCTATTAACAGTACTGGATATGGTATAACCTCTACCAATATAGTCAAGGCTATTCATAAGGCCGGTGTACAAACAGCCCTATTTCCTATTGGCACTAATATAGAAGTAAATTCTCAAAACGATGTTGATCTTATTAAATCTTTAATGTTAAAAATTAATGATTTTAATTATGATGCCCCTTGTTTAAAAATATGGCACCAACACGATTTAGCGTCTAAAATTGGTAATGGGCATTATTATACATTTCCCTTTTTCGAAATTGATAAATTAACTCCTCGTGAAGTTCACCACCTAAATTATAGTGATTATATTTTTGTGGCTTCTGAATGGGCTAGACAAGTTTTAATTAACAACCAAATAATCAAACCAATATATGTTGCTCCTTTAGGAGTAGACTTAGACATTTTTCAACTAAAAAATAAAATAAGATTTGCTAAAGAAAATTATATATTTTTTCATATAGGAAAATGGGAACACAGAAAGTCTCAGGATTTTTTAATACATGCATTTAGTAAAGCTTTTGATATTAATGATAAAGTAGAACTATGGTTGCTACCACACAACCCCTTTCTTTCAGAAAATGAAACAAACTATTGGCTTAATATAGTATCTCAATCACCGCTCAAAGATAAAATAAAAATTTATGATAGATTACCAACACAGTATCATGTGGCAGAATTTATAGACTCTTGTGATTGTGGCGTATTTCTAAGCAGGGCGGAAGGGTGGAATAATGAGATCATAGAAAGCATGGCATTAAATAAGCCAATTATCACCACGAACTATTCTGCTCACACAGAGTATTGTAACAGTAAAAATAGTTTTTTAGTAAATATTAATGAAACTGAACCGGCTAATGATGGTAAATGGTTTCATGGTCAGGGTAATTGGGCGAAATTAGACCATAATGCACTAGAACAGTCAATAGAATATATGAGAACTGTGTATACTAATAATATAGACTCTAATCCTGAAGGATTAATTACGGCTAAAAAATATTCTTGGGATCAAACAGCACAAATTATACTTAATACCCTAATAAAGAATCATAGCTATGCCAATTCCAAAACCAAAAGACGATGAAAAAGGGTCGGATTTTGTTGCTCGCTGCATGGGCAATGAAACAATGAAAAAAGAGTATCCAGATAGTAAACAAAGGGTTGCTATATGCTTAGGACAAACTAAAAAACAGGGTAAGGGTAGTTTGTTAGATCAGGTTTTAGAAATTCTAGGATTAGCTAGTTCTTTTGAGTGTGAAGATTGTGGAGAATCTGAGGAATTAACACTATCTAATCTAGTTATTCCTAAAGATGAAGATTATGTAGACGCTGGAGAAGAAACTGAAGAGTACGATATCTCACACATAGTAGCCTCAGAATATCAAGGACGTAAAGTGACTCTCAATAAACCTTTTAGAACACCAGACGGTCCTAAGAAATCAGCGGTTTATGTTAAGAATGATAAGGGTAAAGTTGTTATTGTGCGCTTCGGTGACAAAAACATGAAAATCAAAAAAAATATTCCATCAAGACGTAAAAGTTTTAGAGCACGACACAATTGTGATAATCCTGGTCCCAAGTGGAAGGCTCGATATTGGAGTTGTAAAGCCTGGTAATTAAATAGGAGTTAATTTTAAATGTCAAATATAGACGATCTCTTAGAGATCCATAATACTTCATCAAAAACAGAAGAATATACCATTTCTAATATTGGAGATATGCTAAAAGAATTTATCTCTACATTTAATAAGTTGGTAGCTAATGAGTCTACTGATTTTACAGATATTGAGGAGATAGAGGAAGAGAGTCCAGAGACAGAAATGATGGAATATAAAAACGACTTTTATAATATGAGCGTTGGCTCTCTTAATGCTGTTATGAATCACGCTAAAAATATACTAGACAATCTAAATAACGAAAACGTTAAGGAAAACTTGACAGCATCACATCTACAGGGTATGATCGCTGTTGTGGAGGATCAGATGAGAAGCATTCATGATTTTGTCATGTTTGTAGCATCTAGTGCCGATACTACTGATGCTGGTAGTAAACCTGGACTTTGGGATAATATTCGTAAGAAAAAAGAAAGAATGGGTAAAAAATACAAACCAGCAAAAAGGGGAGATAAGGATAGACCAGATCCAGACCAGTGGAAAAAACTAACTAAGTAAATTTTAAATGTTACTTTCGGACTGTGTGCGATTTATCGCATGGATTAAACAAAGACTACTGAATAAGCACCAATATCAGAATAATGATGTGGTTATTAAGAGTCTAGACCAGTTGTCTTATCATTTATCCAATAGTATAGGTAGAGATTTAACAGACGATGAGTGGGATAGGATAATAGAAAAATACTATGCTGACTACAACATGGATTATAGTGAAGATATGGGTTTAGGATTTGATAAGAATAGTAGATATAAACTAAGAAATAATCTTAAAAACTTAGTTCAGGACGTAATTAATCATAATGTTCCAAAGGACTT